GCGGGCCAACAACTACGGCAAGTTCAAAGACGGCGCGGAACTCATGCAGTCCCTCAAGCGTTCCATGGCTGCCCATGCTGCCAAGCATGACAAGACCTTTGCGGATGACCAGTGGGAAGCGCTGGAGATGATCGTCCACAAGATGGGCCGCATCGTGAACGGCAACCCTGACGTGACTGATCACTGGGTCGACATTGCAGGATACGCAACACTGATCGCCGATAGGCTGGAAGGACGGGCCCGATGACCGAGACAACCAAGGTCAGGCCCATGCCTGTAAAGAGGGATCCAGCAGAAGTCCGTGCCATTTTCCTTGCCGCCTTACGCTCGAACAACTACACGATGAAGACTACGGAGATTGCAGTTTTTACGCACCTGCCAGCTTCCATGGTCCGCCGTTGCGGGTTGAGCTTGGCCAATGAGAGCAAGATTGAAGCGGTCCTCGTTCCGGGGCGCGGGAAGGGGGAATACCGTTTCACCATCACGCAGCTTGATTTGTTTGAAGATACGGCAGTGACCAAGACAAGGTTTTGGCAGATATTCCGAAAGCTGTTACGCTTTTAAAAAGGGCCCCGAGGGGCCCTTTTATTTTGCCTCGCCCCAGCTCGGGCCAATCTCCACATCACACCGACTGGGCACCTCTAAGCGCACGGCGTTGGCCATGATCTCGGCAGCAGCCTGTGCAGCCTCTTTGCTCTTGACCGACAGCGCAACCTCGTCATGCACTTGCAGGATGGGGTCAAACCCAGCCTTGGCCAAGGCAACCATGGCAGCCTTAGTCTGATCTGCTGCTGACCCTTGGATCAACTTGTTCAAGCCCTTGTAAGTGCCGGAGCGCTTGATCCTTGGTCCGTATTCCACGACAGCTTGTGCATGCGGCAGCGCCTTGTTCACGCCCCATTCCACAGGTTCCCACAGAGGGAACCGACACTTGCGGCCCAGCAGTGTACGGATCGCGCCGCCTGTAGCTGGGTGGTCGATGCGCTTCATCACGGCGTTGACGGTGCCCTTGAGAAACGGCACCTTGGTATGGAATAAATTGATCAGGTCAGAGGACTCAGCGGTGGACAGGTCCAACTCGTTGGCCAACTTGCCCTTGCCCATGCCGTACATCAGGCCAAGGCCAATGGTCTTGGCGGCTTTACGTTTGATGCCCGCCATGTCTGCAACCATTTGGTGGAAGTCGGTGGCAGGGTCGTTGCGGTATGCGTCAACCATCTTCTCCGCCCCGGGCAAGTCCAACAGGTGGGCGTAATGCACCAACAGGCGGGGCTCCTGTGAACTGAAGTCGTTTGATGCCCAAACGTCGCCTTGTTCGGGCAAGAACAACGAGCGCACCATGGGCCCAATGATTTCGTGGCGGGCAGGCACCTGCTGAAGGTTGGGATTGTTCATAGACAGACGGCCTGTGATCGTGCCGCCGTCGTCGTTTCGCATTTGATTAACGTGGGGGTGGATGCGCCCAGTCTTCTTGCTGAAGTCCATGTAGGGCTGAAGGAAGGTGCTGTGCGTCTTATTGGTCTCACGTGCCTCCACAATCAACTTGGCCACAGGGTGCGGGCATTCATCCAAAAAGCTCTTGGTAAAGCTTGGCGCTCCAGCAACGGTCTTGCCGTAAGGCACCCCCAGCGTATCGAATGCGTGGGCAATGGATTGTGCCGCCCAGATGTCCACTTTCTTACCGCATGCTGACTTCAGCTCTTGGTGAATCTGTGCTTCGCGCACGATCAGCTTATCAATCACCATGCCGCATTGGATGCGATCAAAGCGGATGCCGCGCAGGGTCATGTTCAACAGAATCGGGAAGACCTCGGTCTCCAGATCGAAGATTGATTCAACTTCCTCTTGTCGCAGCTTAATTTTGAAGTTCTGCCATAGCTTCAAGGTCAGTGCAGCATCCTGCTCGGCGTAGTCGCCAACGTACATAGCAGGGAGTTTCCACAATTCTTTCTTGGGGTGAACGCCGAAGTCCGCAGCGGCTTGCTTGAGCAAGGCTTCCGACTTGACTTCTTTCAGGTAGTCAAAACCCAGCGCGTTCAAGCTGTAAGAGAAGCGGTTCTCATCGAGCAGCGGAGCGGCAAGCATGGTGTCACAAATCCTGCCGTTGATGGTGAAGCCGTTGGCCCGAAGCCAACCGCAGTCGTAGGCAGCGTTGTGCATGATCTTGTTTGCGCTTGTGGCACAGACATCTTTTATCCAGTTCTCAACGAGGCGCTTATCAAGATTGCCACCACCGCCGTGCGCAACAGGAAAGTATCCGCTCCAACCATCAACAGCCACGGCATAACCAGCAATGAAACCATCATTGCGGGGCCATCCCGGCCCGTAAGATTCCATATTTGGGTCAGAAGTTTCGAGGTCAATTGCAATCTCCTTTGCTGTGGATAAGTTGGGGAAAACTTCAGGGGCAACCCATTCGGTTTGAACGGGGAACATAGGTATGGTGCTCACAGTCTGAATCCTTTTTCAATGTGTTTTGGCAAGATCAGATGCAGGCTCTGCTTTGCGCGGGTAACTCCTACGTAGAAAAGTCGTTGAATGTTGTCGCCGTTCTCTTGAAACTGCTTGGCAAACTTAGGTGAGAGGTCCATCATTAGCATGACATTGTCCGCCTCGCCGCCTTTGGCTCCATGGATTGTGGATAACTTTATGCGCGGAGGCTCCGTGAGCCGTGTTCCTCGTCGCAACATTGCAATCAGGTACTCGCGCTTGTCGTCGGAAATCTTGTCCAATGCCTCATGCCAGATGGACTCGGTCAGGAGGCCGTGATCCGCCCTCAATTCTTCCATGGTGTACACACACCCCTTGTCCCCAGTTTTAAACGTCTTGTGGCCCCGTGCTATGCAGTCTGTGCCCATGTAGCGGTAGACGTTCTCCACTGCTTCAAACGGGACGGCCCTGCCTTTGCGCAGGCGCTCCCAGTTGACCACGGCATTTGCAATCTGAGGCGTGAGGCTTGGCACATGGTTGCGCTCAAACAGCAGGCCCAGACTCTTAATCCAGTCGTGGATTGGGTTGAGCATGTAGTTGGTGCTGGCCATGATCAACCATTGGCCCTGATCGATGGGCACATCCTCAAACCTATGGTAGCTTGTCACTTCGCCCTCAAATTCACGGGGCTCCCACGTCTTGGGCTGGCGCTCACGAATCTTCTGAACAATGTGGTTGGCCAAGGTGTGGACCGTGGCCGGGATGCGGTAGGACTTGTTCAGTATGGTGATGTGGCCCTCGAATGCCAAGAAGCTCTTTACATCGGCTCCGGCCCATGTGAACACCGCTTGGTCGTCGTCACCAGCAAGGTAAGTGGCCTTGGCCCGTGAGGACAGCGCCTCGACAAGGTTCCATTGCAGCCGGGACAAATCCTGTGCTTCGTCGACGATTAGGACCTCCAAGCTGGGCAGGCGGTGCGATTCAATGATGACCAACTCCAACAGATCGGTGAAGTCCATCAGGTTGTTGTCTTGCTTGTAGTGGCGGTAGGTGCGCTCTACAAACTCAAAGTGGTGCCACTCAATATCGAGGCCACACTGGTTGTAGTGCTGACGCAAGTCCATGCCCTTGATGCGGGCCAAGTTGATCTCGTTCAAGATGGGGTTGTCCGGCTTAACAAAGCTCATCTCTTCGTCCCGAGTTAGCTCGAGTTCAATCCCTGCCTGCTTGGCAAACTCACGGAAGTGATCCGCCTGCATGATGTCCTCGGACTTGGTGCCAAGGCAGTGGAACGCAAGACTATGCAGTGTGCGGAAATAGGGAAAGCTGGTGCGGGCATTCAAATGCGGAAACTTTTGAATGGCCCGGTCCTTGGCTTCGTTGGCAGCCTTTCTTGTGAAAGAAAAGTAGCCAATCCTTTCACTAGCAATGTCCTTAGTTAAAGATTGGTCGACAACATTTAATAAGTACGTGGTCTTGCCTGTGCCGGGTGGTCCAAATATCTTATAAACATCAGTCATCGTAATCCCATTGATCTTCTGACCAAAGCAGTACAGGAGTGTGCTCACCTACGTAGGCACCCTCGATGTTGTACTCAATGTACTCCCGGGCCTCATGAGAATCCATGCCGTCACGCTTCATCAGAATGTCGCGGATCTTTTCTGCATCGTAGACTAAGGTTTCAAACTGGCCTCCACTGCGCCAGACAAAAGCGGGGCCCAACACGGCATCATCAAATCCATCAATTCGTAACATCAGAACGGACTGCCTTTCTTGCGTTTGGTTTCAGTTTCAAAAGGAGCATCCTGCTTTGCAAAAATTGGAATGCGCCAGCACCGCACCGTGCGGTTCTTCAAAAACAAAGGGACGGGTTCGCCCCCAAGGTCTCTGATCCTTTGTGCCATCTTAGGGGCCGTCAAGCCAACGAAGTTGTTGCGCTTAAGATGGTTCTCCAAATCTTTCATGCGGAAATAGGTCTTGGCCTCGCTGTCGTCTACCCATGGTCGTCCCATCAGCAGTTCATCGCGGTCCATAGCCTGCTGCATGTGGGTCGTGAACTCTTCAAGCAGGTCCATGAAGCGGCCAGTCACGCTGGTGTCTTCACTGGCCTCAGCAATCTGTTCTGTCTCCACCATCTCTTTGAGCAAGGCGTTGAGCATGTTCTCCCAGTCCAGCTTGCGCAGGGTAGGCGGTAGCACATTGAGTTTTTCAAGGCAGGCTTTTTGAAACGCTACCTGAGTGAACAAGCTTTCTGTTTCTAGCTCCACACGTTTGCCGTTGACATCCAAGAACCACAAAGGCGGATCGGATGCGTACTTGGACAGTGACGCTATTTGAGGCGCATCAGGACTGTTCCCCCCAATGCCAAATTTGCGCGATCTACATAAGCCTG